AGATACGTATATGCACTTCTTTAGCATATGTAACGTCTTCACCTTGGGTAAGAGTAAAGCAACCGATAGGTAGTACCTCAGTCTTGATCATCTTACCTTGGAACTCAATCTCACCCATCTTAGGTTGGTGGATCATTCCGATACGAGCGATCGAGGGTGTTGCCTCTGCAGATGCTGATGATGACAAACCCATAAGCTCAGCCATTGATTGACCACGCTCATTCGCTACTGTTAATTCTGTACTCATTTCTATATCCTTTTAATAGAGTCAAAGAGAACTTAGTTATAGCTTACACATCAACTGTGTCAAGCCAATTTGGACCTATTTTTGCTTCTAATAATAGAGGCACATTCATGTGTACATCGTAGGTATCTTCTACCAGTTGAACGATGTCACGGTTAAGTGTTTCAATTATAAATAATACCTTCTCCTTCTCGTCTGGGTGTACGTCCACTACCATACTGTCGTGCACAGAGTTAACTACACAAGATTGTAACGGTTGTAACAATTCGTGAAGTCTATTGAGGACAACTGGAACCACATCCCCGGTTGCAAAGCCCTGCACAGGATAGTTTTTGATCATGGTAAAGTGTGTTACTCCACCGTTCTTCCTTCTAGTTACATCTGGGAAAGCATACTGTCGCCCAGACTTATTGGTTATCTTTTGGAACCGCATAGCTTCATTGGCTAGCTTCTTATGCCAAGCTGCAATCCCTGGATACTTATCATTAAAGTGTTCGTAATACGCTGCAACAGCTTTGGTACGTCCGTATCCAGTAGCGCCGAAGAGCGGAGCAAAGGTGTGGGCCTTGGCATCTTGGCGTGACGTAGGCTCACCTGCATCAGAGATAACTTTAGCTGTATAACTATGGACATCAAAACCTGTCTCAATCTCTTTCATTGCAACTTCATCCTGAGCTAAGAACGCAGCCGTGCGAAACTCAAGCTGGGCAAAGTCTGCCTCAAGAACGTGACCGCCATCCCAGCGCGAAACAAATACTTTCTTTACAGGGAATGTTCCACCACGTGGCATGTTCTGCATGTTAGGATTTTTACCTGAGAACCTACCTGTAGAAGTAATGTGTTGGGTAAGTGTGACGTGTAGGAATCCTGATTGTTTAGTGTAGGTGCGGATACCACCCACAAAACTATTAAGATAGACACTAACTGCAGAAAGACGTTTAAGATCGCCCAGAAAACTAACAGCATCGTCCATACCATTAGCACGGGCAGTACCCATAAGCTTTTCAAGATTGTCTTTGCCAGTGCTAAAACCATTGGCACTAACCCATGCCTTGCTTGGTGCAGTAAAGCGTAGCCCTGCCACTTGTTTAGTCTTAGATAGTTGATAGCCACGTGCGTCACACTCCTTACATTTGTTAGGTTTGGCATACTTTGTGCCATCTTTCCTTACTTTATACGTTTTCCCTTGCCCTTCACACGTAGGACAGGTGTGCGCTTTAGTGCGGTAGATCGTTTCACTATTCGCTTCGACTGCTTCTTTGAATTCTTGAACAGTTGATGTATAGTCAAATAGCTGCGCCCACTCCCCCTTATTCTTAATGCGTTTAGAGAAGATGACCTGTGACATCTGCTCAGGCGAATTAAGGTTGACAGGGGTGTCCCCCATAAGTTCCCTGACTTTCTTTTGTAGACGCGCTTCGATCTCTGCTTTTTCTTTCTTAAACTCATCCTCTACTCGCTCCAACTCTTGAAGATCAACTTTGAATCCTGACATGTACATTCTGGTGAGGGTTTTGCAGGTGTCGAAGGTAACTTGTTTGACTTTATCCAGGGACTGTCCTTCGGGGGCGGCAAAGTCTGCCTCGATGCTGTGGAACAGCTCACTAGTTGTGAGCAAATCAGCCCTAAGATAAAGGCTAAGCTTAGCAAGATCGGTTTCATTTGTATTTATTCCTTTCTTTAGGCATGCGCTAAGGTAGTCTTCCTTTTGCTCAGCAAGACCTCTGCGTTCAGCACATGCAGCTAGACTGATGCGTAGCTTCTGACCACGCAATAAGATGTACTCTGCCAGCATCGTGTCATAGATAGCCCCGTCATACTTGAAGCCACTCTCCCACAGCCACATGAGATCGTGCTTAGCGTTGTGCATAATCAACAGCGTTGTCATGTCCAACACGTCTTGGATAAGCTTACGCCCAGCGCCAGAGATATCCTTTTGTTCGTTATGATCTAGGTTAACAATGTGAAGTTCATTAGTGTTGTCAACGTTGACCATACCTACTTGTGTTAGCGTGTTGTTAGGCTCGAAGGGATCGTTAAAGATTTCCTTGTCCTTCCATGTCACACTGTTTTCTACGTCTAATACTAATCGCATGTGTTCCTGCCTTTCTATGCCGTATAGATGGAGCGCTCCCCGTCTAGCTCACAATGCACTACTCCGTGCCAGCCACCTTTAAGCTTATTCTTTGCTATGTTCAAGTGGCGCTGGGTGTCTTCTTCATCTGCACCCTCTACCATTGGGTTTTTAGAGATCAAAACCATTAGATCGGCCTCTGCAGCTTTACCTGTCTTAGACCCTTCCATCATAGACTGATCCACGAATACCTTACCCTCTGCTACAGCGGATAGTTGTGACATCCAGATCACGCAGCACTTGTATTGCTTAGCGATGTTACGTGCGTAGATAGCTGCATCCTTGAGGTACACATCTGACTTGTCGCTGTTCTTGGTGGCAAACTTATCACCCATGTCTAGCACTACGATGTCAGGCTTCTCTTGTTTGACTACGGATTCCACCCAAGACATGTCTTTGTTTGTGCAGTCCTTGATACGAATGTTCTGCTTGATAGGCTGATACCGTGAACGTGCTAACGCTATGTTAGTCTTAACTTCATCTAAGGACATGTTGGTAGCAGCAGATAAGTACCGTGCACCTACACGCTCATAGCTTTCCTCATTACACAACACGATGCACTTAGCACCCTGTGATGCCCAACCATCAGGTCCAGCTATAAGAGAGGCATGGAAAGAAGTTTTACCAGTATTGGGACGAGCGCCAACCAGCAAAAGATGACCACCGCTAACACCTTCCACCTTCCGACGGAGACTTGGAATGTTAAACTTCCATTGGGTTTGCAGATCGTTGGCATCAAGTAGCGTGTCAATGCTAATGTCATCCCAATCAACACGAAGGTTAGGAGTAAAATCATCTTTGTAATCCTCTAGTAAACGACGCAATGGCTCTAAGCTTGTCTTGGTTCCGTTCACGAACTCAAAGCCGATGTTAGCAACCTGGTCACCCACGTATTGCTGGAACATCTTACCCATTACATCTTCAGCTATCTCTGTCTTAATAGCTTGTGTGTTCTCAATCTTCCGAAACAGATCAGCGTAGGCTGTCTTGGTAGCTGTGGTCATGCTCTGGTTTTGAGCGTAGAACAAAGCCTCAAGGTCAGGCACTGACAGGTCACCGTCATAGGTTTCCATAGCTGTGTCTAACGTCTGTTTAATCTTGCGCATGTCCTTGGTGAATATCTTATCGGGACAGCGAATGCCTTTGTGCTTTTCGTAAAACTCACGATCCAGCAAAGTTTTTAACAAACTAATTTCCATCTTTGTTTCCTAACATCATTCTAAATAGTACTTCCAGTGCAGCGAGGGGCCACATGATAGCGAACCGCCACGGTGCATAGGGGTCATTCTCAGGATCGTGTGACTCTGAGATGTACATGAATAGCGGTATAGCTAACATATACATGAAAAGTATACCGCTCAAAAAGTTAACCATTCTTAGCCTTTCGCTCTAACGCGCGTTTGCGTTCTTCCTTAGACATAGAACGGATCACGCGCTGGGGATACTCGCACACGATAGCTGTGTTCCATCTCTTCTGTTCTTCCTCTGCTTCTTCAATAGAGTCAAACAGTCTTGGCTCAGGATGATTGCGAAACATACTAGCGTTCTCTGGTACGTACATCCAATCACCGTCAACGTCTATCATCAAAGCAAACTTTGGATTACTCACTGCTGTCATTGCGTAGTTCCTTCCACGATACAGGAAACAACTGTTCCATCTCTTCATCAATCGCATCAGCTACAAAGCTTGTCTCTGCTTGCGTGTCAGGCTTACAGCGTAGGTTGCACATGTCAGCGAATGCATCTAGGCTACCTGACCAGTACCACTCAGTCATCATAGACTGTGGCAGCACCATACGTGCTTGTTCAGGGCAGATACCCCAATCAATCATCACTTTGTAATGATCTAGCGCATCTCTATACATTGCCTCTGGTCTAATTGGACACCTCAGTTCACCATCACTACCTTGTTTCTTATCTTCGGCACGTCCACGCCAAACATCAGGCATATAAAACTCTGGCTCTTCATCCACATAGCGACGACTTATCTCATTCCATCGCAGGAACTTATGCTTCACAAGTTGCCGTGCTACAAAGAGTGGTGCCTTGACGTGAAAGCTTGCAAAGGCATGACCAAAAGGAGACATGTGTTTATGCTTTGCGAGATACTTGATTAGCCTAGCGTCCTTGTGCTGCAGTACTTTAGGCTCACCCATGTGAACCCTTGGCATGTACTCAGACTTCTTGCCGAAGCTTACACGGGCTGCATTGACTACGTTTAGGTCATCACCCATGCGATCAATTAATGTTACTACAATATCAGTCATCCTGTTTTAGTCCTTCCAAAATTTGGATAGCTTGTTCGTGCGTGATCTTGAACCACTCATTGTTACGCTCACCAAGCTTTGCTGCTAGCTTATGTGCAGCTCTTTCTGTTACGCTACGATCATCAGAGTAGATGTGATGCAGCAAACTGTAGTCACGCATAGGTGAGCTGGTCTGATAACCGTTAAGCCTATCCTCTGCGTCAATAGCCATACCTATCTTGATCCACTCAGGCCAAGCAGGATTAGTGATAGCGTACACGTACCCTTCCTTAACTGTCTCTTGTTTCTGTAGAGCTGCAAAGGCAGCATCGCCAAATGATTTGTAGCGTCCCGGTTTATACAGGGGATGTGTTTTTGGTATATGTTTACCGCCTACGTACATACGCTCAGCGTTTATCTTTTTATTAGTTTCAGCAACGCATGACGTACACTTAAACCAATGCTTATCCATGTATTTCTGATAGCAGTTCTCACCTACTATAAGTTCAACACCACAGTGAATGCAGTTCTTTGTTTCCACGATATCTTTCATAGGACTTCCTTTAACTTTTCGATGTCGTTATCTAAACGATACTTAATATCGTCTTCCAGTTTAAATGCAATCGCCTTGATCCCTGTCCAAGATTCAATCACACGTTTGTACTCCAACGTCTTTGACATAGCGTCGGGGTCTAATGCAACAACTATTTTATCGTACTCTGATATCTTTTCCATGTGTGCTGCAGTTAGCTGTGTCCCTAGGATAGCCATAGCTGTGATGTTCGGAAACTCTTGCCATGCTACTATGGACGATATT